GAAGATCCTGAGCTTTATCTGCTCGCCAAGGTTCGTGTTCTGCAATTGGGCTACGGATCGGGATGGTCTAAATTTGCTGAGACCGTGGCAATGTATGGTCAGACTCAGATTCTAGATCAGGATTTTAGCCGGGCTGATGAATTAAGATTTCAAGATTACGCTGGAAAATACATGCCCGGAAAAGCGACCTTATACCCGCAACTTCCGACCGATGACCGTCGGCAATGGGTCAATGCCTTTATCCAAGTAATGGATTTTCGCGACAAGAATCCCAAGATCACACGGGCTTGGAAGAGCTTGGATGTTCAACTTAAGCAAACCGCGAGCGAAGGGAATGATTTTGAAATTCCTTTACCCTCTGGCCGGACGCTTAAGTACTTTCGCTGTCGGCACGAGCCCGATGGCGTAACATGTGCGACCCAAAAAGGATCGATTCGCAGGGTGAAAATGTATGGAGCTAATCTATTTCAGAATAGTGTTCAAGCATTAGCTCGGGACTGCTTCGGATTTATCATGAACAGATTAACGGATGCGGGATTTAAAACTGTATTACACGTTCATGACGAAGTTGTAATCGAGGTTCCAGAATCCATGGCGGAGGAATCTAAATCAGCAATTGAAAAAATAATGGGGCAAGCCCCCGAATGGATGCGCAATGTACCGTTGGCATCCGAGGCAATAATTACAAAACAATACACAAAATGATCATAGGACTTACGGGAAAGAAAGGATGTGGGAAGTCATCCGTCGCACGGATTATCGCGGAACAATATAATTATGGAATTAAAAGTTTCGCGACTCCGATTAAATTAATGCTCTCGGCAATGGGTTTATCTAATGATGAGCTGTATGACCCGAAGAAAAAGGAAGATATTATTCCAGAATTTGGCAAAAGCCCCCGCGAATTGATGCAGCTTTTGGGCACCGAATTTGGGAGAACATTAGTATCTCAAAATATATGGGTTACCTCTTTAGAAAAACATTTAGACAATGGTAAAAACTATGTAATTGACGATGTTAGATTCGCAAATGAAGCGGCTATGATTCGGGCTCACGACGGGGTGATTGTTCGAGTGGTTCGTGGATTAGATGATTCACCCGACGAGCATATTTCAGAAGCCGGTATAAATTCCGAGCTGATAAATTATGAAATCCAAAATATTTCGTGTTACGAAACGGATTTACAGAATGAAGTTAACCAAGTTTTAGAGGAGATTTTATATTATGGAGCTATTCGCGATTCCAAATCTAAGAGCATCGCAGGTCAGTAAATCTAAACCATGGGAAGTCGAATTCGATCTTCCGGAATTTAGAAATACGACCGAGTACAAAGCATGGGCGGCAAGCCCCAGCACCGTGTATTGTGCATATTCAACCGGTGAAGGTGTAGATCCCGGCCAGAGGGTCAGTGAAGCTAATCCGATGCGGTATCTTCACGGGGTCACTGTTGATTGGGATGCCGATTTTACTGATGAGGAATTTGAGGAGATTGTCCGCCGGATGATTGATCACGAATACCCAGTTAATTATATTAGTCGAAGCTACAGCGGAGGGATTCATGCGGTTTGGTTTTTTGAAGATCCGATATTTTGCCATGGCAGCAAGACCAATGAGAAATTCCTTGGACGTTTGGCTAAAGAGCTGAAGCTTGATGGCAGAGATGCTATCGCTCGTGGATTTGATTCAGGCATATTTAAAAGACAGCATTATTTACTTCACGGACATGGTTGGAAAGCTGTCAGCCCTGACGCACGGATTCCAACATCAATGCTTCACTACTGGCAGTACGAAACGACTAAATCGGCTGATTTCCGTGGGCATGGCACGGTTATTCCATTGGATGCGGTTTATACTGAGATTCAAAGAGTTTGGCCTGACAATGGATGGCCTACAGAATTTGTGGAAGGAAGCCGGGGACCAACTTTTTGGGATCCAGGTGGAGGGCATAAAACAAAGAATGCGGCAATCGTTCGGGAGACCGGCATGCAGGTTTTCAATATGCCCAAAGGATTTTATACTTGGGCAGAGATTACCAGTAATGATTTCGTAAGGAATTATGAAGTCGGAAGGATTGGCAAAGCGATTGAGAATTATTGGTATGATGGACGGAATTACTTTATCGAAGATGGTAGCGGATCTTATTTCATAAATAACAAAGAAGAGTGCCAACTCGACATGCAATGCCGGCACAATCTTTCCGGCCGACCCGCTCGTCATGAGAATGTATCGGAGGTTAAACAAGCTCTGTTTCAGGTTAATACTGCAAAGCGAGTTGAAGCCGGGCTACCCTTCTGCTTCGTAAAATCACAAATCGTTAAGCATGAGAATAGAACTTATTTTAATACGGCTCGTGTTCGACCATTAACCCCAGCTGATCAAGCTGGCGAATGGGGAGTTGAATTTCCGGTCATTGCAAAATGGATGGAGCATATGCTAGGTGAGGAACAATTAAAATACGAATTGGCTTGGTTGAAGCATGCTTATTTAAATGCCCACGCGGGAAAGCCCAAGCGTGGACACGCACATTTTTTAGTCGGTCCTCCTAATTGCGGGAAAACCTTGTATAACACTATTATACTCGGAGGCTTATTCGGCGGTGGAATTAAGGCGTCAGAATATTTGACCGGCAAATCGGAATGGACAGATCACCTCTTTGAGTACGGTATGTGGCTTGTTGACGATGAGGCTCCGACCGCATCAAATGCTATGCATACAGCATTTACAGCTAGATTGAAGGAGCATATCGCAAATGACACATTCTTGATTAATGGAAAATTTAAAAAGAGTGGCAGGGTTTACTGGCGCGGGAGAATATCTTGCACACTGAATGATGACCCAGTCTCCATGCGTCTGCTACCCGATCTTGACATGTCAATTAAAGACAAGCTCATGGTTTTCAAATGTAATGACGGATTTAATTTCACCAAAGATATAAAACATGTCGTAACCGCTGAACTTCCGGCCTTCGCCTCTTGGCTTTTGGCTTACGAAATTCAGCCTGAGCTTTTGGAAACGCGGTTTGGAGTTAAGGCATATGTAAATTCCGAATTAGAATCACGGGCTAGAGCTGACAGCAGATACAGCCACATCATCGAGATTTTATCTATGTTCAGACGCACTTTGCAGGATGATAGTTGGGAAGGAACCTGTTCGGAGCTGATGGTTGTACTCTCGGCCAATGAGAATAATCGTGTATTGCTGAAAGAATTAACCCCCAGAAAATTGGGTTGGGGCTTGAGCCATATGCTCTCGAAGGGATTCGATTGGGTCAGTCGATCAGAAAAACTACAATACGGATGGAGGGTCTTAGGTGCATAATAAAAGACCAGGAGCGGTGTATGAATACCAATTTTTTGCAAAAGCTATGGAACTCGGGTTGGAGATTTTCATCCCGGCCGGAGACCATCTACCGCAGGATTGCCATGTGGTGAATGAGAAAGGAAAAGTTTTCCGGGTTCAGGTTAAAGGGACTCGGGCACCCGTTGGCGATGGTATATACGAAAAAATGCCTCGATTTCGTCTAAGCACGGGGAGTGGTCAGAGTAATAAAGCGTCGATAAAATGCGAAGACGTCGACATTTTAGCGGGGTATGTCGCTCCGCTCGACACATTCTACATAATTCCGTGCGATAAGCTAACGGGAGTCAGCACCTGGGTTTATCCAAACGATCCCGAATCACCCGATAAGCATAGATTCGAGAAGTATCGCGAAAATTGGGACGCTTTTAAGGGAGAGTAGGTTCTTCTTTTCTATCGAAAAAACCTGATCGTCGGAGTCGCACTCGTACAGTTTCTTCAGAAACTCCGAGGCATCCGGCGATTATTTTTGGGTGCATACCGGAAATGAATCGGGCATATACCATTGAATCCCAAAATTTCATCCGCTCATTCATCCGTTTTTGATCCGGGCGAAATAGATAACCTTTTTTATCAGGCTCAGGCTTTTTTTCTTTGATCCCGAATGCGATTCTGACTTCATCGGCCGAAAGACCGAGATCCTCTAAAACTTTACTTTTCTTCTTTTTCTGAGCCATAGGTCAGTTCGAACATTTGAGACACTGATTGTTTGGGTGGAAAGTCAACTGCACCTTCACTCCAAATTTCAGTTTTATCAGTCCCAAATTCAAAATGAACCTTTATTAAAATATCGGCACACATTTCGTTTTCAAGTGCGCAAAGACGTACTTGAGGAACAAGATCGTCAGCGACTTGTTTTGCTTGAATGCCCACTGCTTCGAGCATGTTTTTTTCCTGAGATTTTTGTTTATCCAACCACTCTTTCATAATTTTTTTAATTGATGGCTCGATACAAAAGAGATACACTTGAGCCATATTTAATGTATAACACAGCTTTACATCGGTGTCAAGTTGCTGCTATTCAATAACTTGCCCGGATGGCGGAATTGGTAGACGCGCTGGATTCAAAATGTGAATTCGAGGCACTAGATGTAGGGTGTAACCGCATAAACACTGGACATCATGAAGAAAAACACTACCGATAGTGGTATGAAATCACACACCACTAGTCACAAAGTCGCTACATCTAGTCGTAAAACTAGAATATATAAACGCTCCGATAGAGGAGGATGGAATTATAAGGCAAAGGTCGAAGGAAAAGTTCGATATTTTCCTCTCGGTTTAGATCGAAAAGCTGCCCTTGATTTGGCAGATCAAATTCGCGGTCATCTTATGCTGCATCCTTTTGAGGAGGTACAGAAAATGTTTCAAAAGAAAGCATTTGCCAAAGTAAAAGATCCAGTTCCAACACTTGGAAAGTTGTGGGAGCTTTATGAGAGTTTTGCCATATCCAACTGCCTGTCCAAAAACACAATCAAAGACTATAAAGATGCAATATATTCTGTTTTCCGAAAAGTCATGGGCACGCGGGATGTCGATACATTTTTAGTTAATAAATTAGATTTCCATTTTTGGATGGAATATAAAAGACTGAAATTAGAGAAGCTCACCGATCAAGGAAAAATCGCAAGTTGCATGCGGACGATCAATTCTAAGATTGCAAAAATCTGCGCATTAGCGAAACAACCAAGAGTCTATGAAGGTTGGGATGTCGGTTTTTTTGAAGAAGTAAAAGACTTCGATAAATTTACAGGTCTCGGGCAGCAGTATAAGTTACCACCCACAGCATTGATTGAGCGAACCTTCGAGCTTTGGGAGAATAGCACTGGGGATATGTATACGCTTTTAGGTTTGGTTTTACATTTTGGACTGCGTCGAAATGAAGCCTTTCACGCACGAGCAGACTGGTTTAACATGACAAGCGACATAGCTCGAATAACTGTTGAGCGGGAATTAGATTTCCGACCTAAAGGCGGACATGAGGGTTTTACTCAGGGGAGCAAAGCTGTCGCAGCCAGTATATTAAATAAAGCAGGGGACGGTACTTATCTGATTAAAACCCGTGCAGATGAAGGTCGTACTTTATACGACCCAACCCTAGACGCATTGCGCAAAATTGGATGGGATCGAAATCTCCCTTTGCATGAATGCCGAAAACTGTTTGCTAGTTTTATATCGACCACGGTCAGCGTGTATACATCTCAAAAATTTATGAGACATGCTTCGGTTGAGACGACGAGTAAATCGTATTCAGATCTTATTACAGATCCTAAAATTCTTCAGTTTTGGGAAGCAGCCTAGAAGCTCTTTCCATATAGATGGCCAACCGCCATTTCACGCATCGCCCACGGGTGATCGTGATGGGTGGCGATAATCATATGAATTTTAAATGATCTTCCGCGAAGATTGGTGAACACTTTCATGTGCTCTTTAAGCATACCTTTATACTGCCCCTTAACTAACCCTTCGTCGTTTTTTACATAGAGCCAAATATGACCACATGAATTTTTATGGAATCGTAGATCCACTCGGTAGACTTGCTTCTCGGAATGCTCATCTCCGAGATGCATCCAATTGGTTTCACTTTGAGCCAAATACGAATCTCTAAAATATAAAGGGTCTTCAACAACACCCCCACCTATAACCGAATCCTCGAAAGGTGCTGAAATGTAGCGATTCCGGTAACAAAAACCTTTTGCACTTTCGGATGCCACAATACCCTTCTCGGCAGAACCGTCAAACGGGGTTAAAATATCAGGCCATGGGTCTGCAAAAGTTGGAAAATTGGGATTGTTAAAATCTAAAAGGTCTGTCTTTTTAACTTCCTTATCTTCAGTTACGCAGTACATTTCCGCCGAATTATCTTTTGTTGCAATGGCTGTTACATCTTCATGAACAAACGGGCCGGAGATTGCGGATGTTCTTTCGTCAAAAACCCAGCCTTTATATTTCGAAGCTATGGTGGTTCCCGCATAGGGGGTTAAAGTTATACTCGACTGAAGATTCTGCGGAAATCCTGGTGCTACTACTTCAGATCCAGAACCACCTCCAGAACCGCCTTCCCCCTCTCCTTCTCCTTCTCCTCCTCCTTCTCCTCCTCCTCCTTCTCCTTCTCCTCCCCCGCCCCCGGGTGCAGTTTTAGATACGGAAACTCCAGTACCGCTCCAATCAGCGTCAGCCGGGCACACTTCATTGCTATCCGTAGACACTGAAACATTTGAGTCTAACCACCATCCGGTTCTTACGCAGGGGGAGTCAGCGGGCAAGTTATCTTTTACATACTGATAAAAAGTAGATTCTGTTGGATTGTGCGATACCCCAACAAAAGGGTTACCTGCCGCAACGATTCTTGATAATACAAAAGGCTCGGGGTAAAAGATACCTTGCTGTAAAGCCGGAGTGTTTAAAACAGACCAAAAATTCTTACTAAAACCCGAGCATAGATTAGGGTCAGTATTTGAATCCCCCGCCCGAGTAACTGCCGAAGAGATACCATCTTCGACCACCAGGTTATAGTTATTACCGTCACCGCCGAGATAAACGCCTGGGCTTCCTGATTGAGAGTTAGTTACATCGCTTTCTAAATACCAGTTATAGAATTGGTCGCTAAAAGGGTATTGTTGGCTGATAGTACTTATATACGAGTCAGCGTCAGGGATAGTCCATCTAAGGTTGGGTATCCCAACAACTCCAGAGGGGTCAGTCTGTAGTTCATATATGCGAGTAAAAATAGCAGACAAATCTCGTTTAGCCTCATCTGTATCGCTACCGTCAATATCGATTCTTATGGGTAATCCTTGACGGTGAGGAATTGTACCTGGGTAGTCTGGATGAGAGCTGGGTATGGCCCCATCATAATTTAACGCTTCAAAAGAATCAGTTGCCGAATTGTAGACAGTATTAGCAAAATACTCTTTACCATCAGCAGGTAAATTACGATCCACCCACTCAAAAAGATTCAATAAGCGTTTAAAATATACACCCGCTGAGCTTATATAATTAGGGTACAGCACCATGGAGGTGGCAAACTCTGAACCTGGTGGTGGTGTGCTACCTTCCGGGGTGGACACCCCAAAAACCCATTTAAAATTACCGGTGTTGACATCGTATATTTTAAAAAGAACGCAGGTCGGGTTAACCTCGTTCTTCCACTGCTGGGTTGCTTCGTCTAATGTATACGCACCACTGCATACATCGTTACCGACAGCGGTTTCAATATAGATCGTTTTACAATCTTCGGGTACACTCATAGTCCCGGACTATTAAGACTTACAACGTTTCAGTCTCAGGTGTTGCGCCTGCGCTTTCTCCGCCAGCGTTACTCGCGGATACAGTGTAAGTGTAAGCGCCCGCCCCAGAGGAAAGAGTAGTGTCGTCGAAGGTACGAGTTGAGGAAGAAAGGGTTCCCGTCAATAGTGTGCCAGTTTTTACCTGCGCTTCAGTGAAGCCAGATCCTTGTTTTCGATAAACTTTGTAATTTGCGACGGGACCGCCTGATGAAGGAGCGTCCCAAGTTAATGTTACTGTTGCCATAGTGATATTGTGGTTGAGGGTTTAGTTTTTTTCAATCGGTTGGATTATGATATCGAAAATATTCGAGTAAATGTAGTTTGATTACCGAGCGTCACACTGCGGGTCAAACCGGTCATTGCGGGGGGTACTATAGCTGCCGAAATTAAAGCCATTGCGCCTGAAAAAGTTCGAGGGTCTCCGTTCCAATTATATATGAAGAACTGCGTACCAGCAGGGTTTCCAATTATATATGCAAAGTTTGCCGAGCCGAGTATATTATTATACTGAAAATACCATGACGGTTGAGTTCCGCTCGGAGTACTCAGCTTTGTAAAAGTTGAAGTAGTCGGTGATGCGACCACATCACTAGTGTCGCGAAGTCCGTCATAAGTCATTAAACCACTACCTAAAAGATTAACCGGGGTGGTACCAAAGAAATTACCCGAATCATGTACCGTGAGAGTTATAGAGTTGCTGTTACGAAGTGTCGAGTAAACTGGATCGACTGCTGTAATAGCAGAACTTAAGTTTTGAGGAACCCCAGGAGCGGCAATAGCTACCGAAGAGCTTAAGTTTTGAGGAACCCCAGGAGCGGCAATAGCAACCGAAGAGCTTAAGTTTTGAGGAACCCCTGGAGCGTCAATCGCAGTAATAGCAGAATTCAAGGATTGAGGAACCCCAGGAGCACTAGGAATGAAAGATGAACTTAGAGCTTGCGGGACTCCAGGAGCGAATGTGATGCTTGATTGTAGATTTCCTGGAATGCCAGGCGGATCAGGAATTAAAGTAGAACTGAGATTGTTAGGCGCTGTCGGTGGGTCCGGGATTAATAAACTTTGAAGATTTAAAGGGATACCCGCGCTCGCAATTGATTCTAAGTTTGTCGGCACTCCCGGTGCGCTCGGGGTCGATATCTGAGAACCTAGATTCTGAGGGGCGCTCGGTGGATCGGGAACAACGGAGCCTTGTAAATTTAAAGGAAACTCTGGAGCCAAGTTAGACAGAGCATGGTCATACTCATCGGAACGGGTGTAGACCCAATACATACCGGATTGTGGGTCGTAAGTGGCGAAAGCATCAGATAAGTCGACTGGATGTTCTCGCTCCCATTGGCCTTTGGCCTTCCAATTCGCCTGTGCAGCGTCGGCATAATTCTTAAAATCCTCCGCCCCTCGACTTGCGGCCTCGTCCTTGTAAATTTGACCATCGTGCCCCATCCAGAAATGTTGGCTTCCGCTCTCCCCTGCTACAACCTGAGCATTGACAGCACCGGAAAAATTCGTGGCTGGTACCTGTTCTACACGGTATCCAGTCTCAGCCTGATCTGCTTTGGGTGAGTATAAAAGGTGGCAACCTTTGTCGGTATGAACTACGACTTGATC